GATTGCCCCAAAGGGCGGTCTCACTTCCGTGAGAGGGTGCAGTTTAATGCGGTTGTATGCTTACGCATACTACAGACCTTTAAGAAGGTCGGGGCGGGCACGAAGTGCCTGCAGCTGCTCTTGGGCAGCAAACCTTGCTACTAGATGGTAGCAGTGTAAGATGACCTTGACGACAGGGTCACCCATTAGCTCTCCACGTGTAGTGAAGTAGCATCTGAGAACTTTGTTCTCATCCATCTCCTCGACCTGTCGAGGAGCACATAGGGCAAACATTGACGTTTGCCTGTACCATGTTGGCATTCCAACATTGTAACATAGGCGATTACACATCGCCTGTGCTACTGCGTGATCGCAGTAGTTTGTGGCTTGTTCCCAATCCGTTGAGAACAAGAATATATCTTTGTCGCCAAAGATGAAATTCGCAGCAGGATTCTTGTGCGAAAGACGCTTGAAGAAGTTCCAAGCGTGATTTGCGGCCCCGACACCAGATCGGGACGACGGAATTACTGTTAGGTACTCTAACAGTATGTGTGACATGACATGCAAAAGCATGGCATGGGCCAGGTGCGACACTGTGATCGCACGATACTTCCCTAGTTCTGCAACTAGGGATACTCTGACAGACATAACATTTCTGTCATATATGGTTTGCCTGTCGGCAAACTGATTGCAAGCCCAGTGGAAGAGGCATTCGCCCGTTCCATCTTTCCCGGGTTGCAGTATCCTCCCGGTAGGGAGGCCTGTCTCCAGATTCAACTCTGGAATTTCTGGGTTTGATACCAGAATCTTTCTGGCGGCTTCAAGTTTGCCACCAGATGCGGTGTTCGTAAAGAACTCCCCACTATCACTAAGTGATATTTTGGCCTTGTTTATAACAGAGGACCAGAAACGGGCTGAGTTTCCTTCAGCTCCAATAGATTCCACCACTTCCTGGTGGATCATATCTACACCGGCAGCGATGTAGTGTTTCATCCGTGTGTAAACGGATGGATCTGGAGGCTCTGTTAGAACCTCCTTTATTTCCTGAAGTGTCTTCAGGAAAACCTGTCGGGGGGGGACCCCCGATGCTCGAGTTTGGCTCAAGAGAGCAACTCTGTACATATCGATAGGAGTTTTCCTATCGGACATAAAGTCAGTGATGACTTTAAAGAAAGACATCTCTCGCGGGATGTCAATGGAACTGATGTTCCCTACAGGGTTGAAACCCTGCTCTTTGATTGCTTTACGCAACCGCTTTACCTTCTCGTAGGCAGAAGGCGTCTCGGGAATCTCATCCCGAAAGTAGTCAGGCAAAAGCTGACAAATCAGGCAGTTAATTACCTGATCAATTCTGGACCAAACCAGAAGCTCTTCCCACTCTGGGAAGCCCAAGACGAGCTGCATGACCAGCCCGTCGACAGTAGCTAAGATTGTCC